CTCCGTAAGTCAAAGGAGCCACATTGTCCCAAAAAGCGCGAAAATCGCCAGTTAAATGAACATAACAAGCGACAATGCAAACCAGAGAATACAAACTGTTAACTATGGTAGTAAAAGGATGTCCACTAGGTAAGCTCTTGTTCCACTGGTAAATGAAACGCTGTGAATCTCCCCTGCCCCCAATGTGACGAGAATGAACCAAATCTAGCCACAAAACACGGCGTATTAATGCATTGCGTGGACCGTCATCGTACCATTGATTGATCCTGTTAAGGATCGCGTTATGTATGCACGGCTGCTCACTTGAATCAAAAGCCTTGAAATCTCCATCAAAAACATTAAGGCCCTTAGAACTCAAATGCTCCACAATTCTGGGCCAATCACTATAAGCACAAATGCCAGGCGCCATTCCCGTAAACACGTTCTTGCGCATGATGGCGCTGGAAAAAGCTCCAAACATCATACGCCACGCTATGACGTAGTCCAAAGGCGCTGACGAAATCAAGCGAGTGGCAACAGCTTCGACCTTGGCCTTGCTGCGCAACTCATCTTTGAGAAAATCAACGTAAACATGACTCAAACGTTCACCATTGGCCGCACTCTCCAAAACGTAAGAAACCCTCGTTCTCAGACGCTCGCACTGAGCATTGTCTAAATTGTACTCTTGTTCCTCACCAAAAAAGGCCCGCTTACCGCCTGTCACCTCCAAAACGTAAGGAAATCCAGCGGCAGTGTTACGGGGAATGCTACGAAACTTCTCTTGTGGAATGCCCAAAATGGCCTCATCAAAAGTATATAAACCCCTATGGTTATTGAAGGTGGCTTCTACAAAAGGCTTAAAAGCCTCATGCACTATCGAATCAAGCCTATCTATCTCTAAATGCAAAAGTGGGCTAGAATATGGCTTAACGGCATTAACCATTGGCCAAATTCTCTCGCCGTCACGGTCCACGGACTTAAGAACAGCCGGTGAACCGTCGTAATGGCCCAAAGAGTCAAAAAGATGCGTTGCATAATACTTTGTCTTGGGACAAATGAAAACAGGCGTGTGAACC